GCAGGTGCACTGAAGAAGCAGCGTGAAGCTATGCAAACAGCTCAAATGGCAGGTGCAGGTTTGGCTGATTTGAAGAAGCTAAACAATGTCATGGAACTTGCCGGTTCGCTTTCGACTCAGCTAAAGAACTATGATGCTTTGCGTCTGAAACTGTGTGAGTCAGCCAAAATAAGACATGATTTTAATGATAAAGTAATCACTCAGTCTAGGGCTGGTTTCTCTGATGAATATATTGCCCTTCTATCGAGGGTGAAATCCAATGCCGCTATGGTTAATCTAAACGTTGATTGCGTCAAGGATTCATCACCTTTTTACAATAATGCCAAGTTTATCGAATCATTTAAAAATGCAATTGCAACATTTAATATTGCCCCTGCTGGTTCTAAACTTCGCCATCTGAAAAATATGGCATTTGATAATGATGTTGATGCATTAGCCTCTGATTGGTCAAATACGGGGAAAGATTTGCTAGAGGCGTACTACTTGCTTTCATCTAATAATAAAAAATCAGAGGAAGAATAACATTGAGAAATGCTGATACTGAAAATGCAAGAGAGTGTGATAGTGCGCTCAGCATGCTTGTTGAACAAGATGTTTCAAACTCTTCTTGTGTAAACCAAGATGATAGGCAAGATAGTTCTGAGACTAACTTTGGTGTTGAGGAAAATCAAGACCAAGATGTTGCGCAGTCTTTAGCTGCACTCCAATTGATATTACAAGAAATGCCAGAAGACCTTTTAATACAAGAGGTAGCCAGTCGCGTAGAAAAAGAGCCTTTTGAGAATGTTCCTAGAATGGTTCGCCAAGTTAGCGCGTTTCAAGGTCCACTGCCACCACCAGCTATGCTCGCTCAATATGACGATATCTGCCCAGGGCTTGCAGATAGAATTGTTAGTTTGACGGAAAGGCAGCAGGGACATCGTATCGATATTGAAAGTCGTTCTGTGACAGCGTCGATATGGAATGAACGCTTAGGTCAGATATTTGCTTTTATTATTTGTATGTTCACGCTGGTCAGCTCGGTTTGGTTGATTAGTAAAGATTTTGCATGGTCTGGCAGCTTGCTGGCTGGCGGTACGATGACAGGGTTAGCATACATATTTATTACTGGTCGAAAGCAGAATGAAAAATCGGGTGACGAATAAGCTTTAACCCACCATAAACCCCATCTCCCTTCATGCCGCCGCACTATGGCGGCATGAACATATCCAAGACCCCATACTCAGCGCCCTTCGTGGCCATCCTCCAAGCCAACCCCGTCAGCGGCGAGCGGCTGGCGGTGCTCGATGCGCAGCTCACCCCCCAAGGCGATGGCTGGTACCAGCTGCTGCCGGTCGGCCCGTTCAAGGCCCGTGACGGTCGCCCGTTCGATGTGGCGAGTGGTCACTGGCAACTGGACGGACAGATCGCTGCAGCCCTGATTGCCCGTGCCAAAGCGCTCGGGCAAGACATTCTGATCGATTACGACCACCAGACCCTCAAGACTGACCAGAACGGCCAGCCCGCCCCTGCGGCCGGTTGGTACAACAGTGACGAGATTGCATGGCGCGAAGGGCAGGGGCTCTTTATCAAGCCACGCTGGACGGAGCGGGCTGCTGCCCTGGTGGCTGCCAAAGAGTACCGATTCCTTTCTGCCGTCTTTCCCTATGACGCCCAGGGCCGCCCGCTGGAACTGCGGATGACCGCCATTACCAATGACCCCGGTGTGGTAGGCATGCAGGCGCTTGCCGCTTTGAGTGCGTTACCAGCATCAAGCTCTACCCAACCCGGCCAGCTGGCCACCTCATCCTATGTTGCACAACAGGAGAAATCCATGAACGAACACTTGATCGCGCTGCTCGGCAAACTCGGCATCCAGGCGAGTGCCGATGGCCAGTTTACCGCCGAGCAGGGGACTGCCGCTCTGGCTGCTCTGGATACCCTGCAGGCCATTGCCAAAAAGGCGCCGGAGCTGGAGGCAGCTCTCACTGCTGAGCGCACCTCGCTGGCCGCGCTCAAGGCGACCGTCGCCACAGGGCAGGGTGGCCAGATTGATCTGGCCAAGTATGTACCGGTGGAGACCTATAACGCCCTGGTGACGGAAGTGGCCACCTTGAGCGCCAAGGTCGAGACCACGGATGCCGCGACCTTGATCAAGGAAGCCCGTACCCAGGGCAAGGTGGTGGCAGCAGAAGAGGAGTATTTGACCGCCTATGCCGCCCAGAAAGGGGTGGCGGCCCTCAAGGCGTTGCTGGAGCCCCGTCCGGCGATTGCCGCCCTGGCCGCCAGCCAGACCACCCAAGTGACCCTGCCCGAGAAGAAGGGAGAGGCTGTGCTCTCGGCGGACGACAAGTATGCCGCCGATCAGCTCGGCATTTCCTATGAAGAGTTTGCCAAGGCAAAAGGCCGGTAGGTTCGATTAGCCGCGCAGCGGCGTAATCGGACGAACGCGACCGCCAGACCAACCTGTTTAACCAGAGAAGGAACACCCGTATGGCCATGATTACCCCCGCGCTGTTGCAGTCCCTCTTCACCGGCTTCAAGAAGAACTTTGAAGACGCCAAGAGTGAAGCGCCTGCCCAGTACACCAAGATCGCCACCGTGATCAAATCGACCACCAAGTCCAACACCTATGGCTGGTTGGGCAAGTTCCCCAGTCTGCGCAAGTGGGTCGGTGATCGGGTGATCGAGTCGATGAAGGCGCACGGTTACCAGATCGTCAACGAAGACTTCGAGGCCACTGTGGCTGTCGATCGCAACGATATCGCAGATGACGAGCTGGGTATCTACGCGCCGATGTTTGCCGAGATGGGCCGTTCGGCGGGCATTCACCCCGATGAGCTCTGTTTCGGTCTGCTCGGTGCTGGCTTCACCACGCCTTGCTATGACAGCCAGTATTTCTTCGACACCGATCACCCTGTCTATCCCAAGGCCGATGGTACCGGTACCCCTGTAATGACTGCCAACGTGGTGGTGGATGCCGGTTACTCGGGGGAGCCCTGGTTCCTGCTCGATACCAGCCGCGCCCTCAAGCCGGTCATCTTCCAGGATCGCAAGTCACCGGAGTTGGTCGCTATGACCAAGATCGATGACGAGGCGGTATTCACCCGCAAGGAGTTCCGCTACGGGGTCGATTGCCGTGATGCCGCAGGCTTTGGCTTCTGGCAACTGGCCTTTGCCAACAAGCGGGCGTTGACCCCCGACAACCTGTGGGATTCCTTCTCCAAGATGCGGGAGTTTCAAGCCGATGGTGGCCGCAAGCTCGGGGTGAAAGCCACTCTGCTGGTGGTACCGCCCTCCCTTGAGAAGCTGGCGACCCAGATGCTGGAGCGAGAGCTGGCAAACAGCAGCAGCAACGAGCTGAAAGGCAAGTTGGAGCTGGTGGTGGCTGACTACCTCTAACCCTGTGTTGTGGCTGTTTAACCCCCGGTTTAAACAGCCTCTCTATCAGATACGACGAGGAAAACATGAGATGGAACAAGAGATGGAACTGGCTATTCGAGTGGGGATTACGTCAACAGTTCGTCAGGTCTATTTTCGCGCGGGCCTGCCGATTGTACCGGGCAAGTCTGAGATGGTTGTGTCGCCTGAGCAGTGCGCGACCCTGGAGAACGACCCGCGTCTGGTGGTCGTCCGGTTGGCTGAAGACACCAGCCTTCAGGCAGGTGATGCACCATCGGCGCCTGGGGATCTGGACGCAACACTGGGCGTCCTGACCGGTTCGGGCTATCTGGCAGGGGTGGCCACCTTGGCTGGCAAGGTTACGCCGCTGGCCGAGATGAAGGTCGATGAGCTACGCGAGCTGGCGCTGCAGATGGGTATCCCGGAGGCGGCCAAGCTCAAGAAGGCCGAACTGGTGACAGCGATCGCCGCGACCGAAGTGCAATACCCGGTCAAGGATGAGCAGTCATCTGGTCAGAACGGAGAGCAGTGATATGTATGCCAGCGTCAATGACATGGTGATCCGCTTTGGCGAGGCCGAGTTGCTGCGCCTGGCCATGACGCCGACCGGTGAGCTGGATCAGGCGGCCATCACCATCGCCCTGCAGGATGCCGGAGCCTTGATCGATGGCTATCTGGCGGGTCGCTATCCCTTGCCGCTGGCCCATATCCCGAGTGCTCTGGTACCTATCTGCGCCGATATCGCCCGTCACCGTCTCTATGGTGAACAGGCCCCGGAGCAGATAGCCAAGCGCAACGAGGCGGCCCTGGCCTTTCTGAAATCGGTTGGCAAGGGGGAGCTGGCGCTGGGGTTGGCATCCGATGGCGCCACCCTGGAGAGCCAGAACCTGGCTCAACTGCAGTCGGATGGGCGCGTCTTTGGCCGGAGTCAGGGGCGCGACAAGGGGGGCTTTCTATGAGCCAACCCGCCAACCAGTCTGGTACCGAACTCGACTACCTGCAGGCGGGCGAGCGGCTGCGTGAGCTGCTGACCCCCCTCAAACCTGCGGGGCTCAAGGAGGTGTTTGTGGCCACCGATGTGGCGGCCATCGCCAATCTGGGCCAGCACAGTCCGGCGGTGCATGTGGTCTATCAGGGCGAACGTGAGAGCGAAGGCACCCAGTCAGGCCGGGCCAGCAGCTTTGATCAGCTCTGGTTGCTGGTGCTGGTGCATCGTGCCAGCCCCAAGGAGGTCAGTGCCGGAGTGTGGCTTGCCCGCATCCTGCAGGCCGTCAGTGGGCGAGCATGTGGGGACAGTACCTTTCGCCGGGTCACTCCACCGGTCAAACCCAGTTACAGCGGCGGTGCTGCCTATCTGCCGCTTGCCTTTACTACCCGAGTGAAATTCAAAGGAGAGCGATGATGAGCGAAACACTGCACCTGGAAGGGGATCTCTTTATCGAGACCTTTGCCAACGGGGTCTCGGCCGGGGTGATTGGCCCCATCGATGTGGATAGCCTGGAAGTGAAACCCGACAGCCAGAAGATCTCGATTCCCAGCAAACGCAAGGGGCAATATGGCCAGGCGCGTGAGAACTACCACATTCCCAAGCCTGCCATGGTCACCATCAAGACCACCGAGATCCCGCCCGTGCTGCTGGCTGCCGCCTTTATGGGTCTGGAAAGCCCCATCAATCAGGGGGCCGGGACGATGACTGATCTGCAGGTTGTTTTGCCCGCCTGGCCGAAGTGGGCACAGCTGGGCAAAAGCAATATTGCCGCAACCGGCCTGGCTATCAAGGAAGGGGCCACTGCGCTGGTGGTGGGTACCGATATCGAGGTCAACTATGCGCTCGGGCTGGTACGGGCGGTGAAAGGTAGCTCGGTATCCGATGGCGGTAGTCTGACGGTCAGCGGTACCTATAATGCTGTGACCGGTACCCGCATCGCGGGTAACATCCAGCCGGAGATCAAGGCGCGGCTGTTGCTCGATGGCCGCAGTATTGTCAGCGGAGAGGCCATCAAACTGACGGTGCCCCGTGCCAGCTTGTCCCCCAAGAAGGCGGTGGACTTTATGAGCGACAAGCCCATCGAGATCGAGCTGGAGGGAGAGCTGCTGGCCGTGGATGGTGAAACCGCCCCCTTCTATGTGGATCGGCCGGTGACGGTGTGACGTTTGGGGGGCAGGGGAATGAAAAACGGCGGGGAGGCTCGCCGTTTGTCTTCTTTGAACCATATGCCAAGACCAGACTCTAAGACTATGGCGCTGATGTTGGAGGCTACCCCATTAGCCACAGTCGCGGCTGGGTGACAATAGGCACAATTTATATTGTCAAATGAAGTCTGTCTGGCGGGTTTCAAGGGAAGGATGACCATGAAATACAAAGTTCTTCTGAGCGATGGCACCGTGGGTACTATCTGCATGGACAACTTGAATGAACAGCTTGCAGCTGACTTTATCGGCAAGGTCGTTCGGGTCAAACTGTATGACGAAAGCGGTCATCACATTGAACGCGAGGGAACATTAGTCGAATTCCTCGATGTATCCATGGACTGACCCCATATTATTAGTCATCAAGCCTACGGCCCTGATTGGGCTCACCGCCATGATCTCGTCCTGATTACACTTAAATTTTAGTGTCTTAACTCTAACCATGGAGAGTCGATATGTGACTGTTATCGCAAATTGTAAAGATTGGGTGCTGATACGTTGCAAGTATCGGGAAGATGAGATTCCTGCATTGATCTTGGCTTTAGCGCAATGCCAACCGCTTAATCATGACCAGTGGTTGGGATGAGGCTGACAGGGGCAGGAGGGAGTTCTCGAACCACTGCCAATCAAGCGGCGGAGTACCCTCTTTGAACTTCTGGTATGGCACGCCATCTTTGATGGTCAGAAACAGGGTGCAAGGAGTATCGGCACGGCAGACATAGCGCACCATCACATCCCCATGGAGTGAGCGCAGTAGATGTTTCAGGATCGGCAGCCCTTGTATGGTGTGGTGCCCCCCTTCATGCCAGACGCCAAATTGATGCATTTCGCCCATACCTTTCAGCACAAGAAAATCTAAGTCTTGATCGCCTAGGCCCACTTGCCACTGTCAGAAATGACAGGTCAGTGTGTTATCAGTGATCGAGCTGTAGGGAGACAGCTGGTCGTGGATAGTGAAATAGCTCCTGCTATGTTGATAGACCGGAGATAGTGAGATGATTGGGAGAATGAAGAACGGCGGGGAGACCCGCCGTTTTTTCTTACACGTGCCCCCTGATATAGCTTTGTAATCTAACCTACGGGCTTTAGCCCGATGTTAGAGGTTGTTTAGCTTGTGACGATTTCATAAGCCATAACGATTTTTTCAATCTGTATAGATGCGCTTCTTCTGTCATCCGCGACGGCGGTAATGAACTTTGTGTCCTTGTTGTTCGGTACTTCATCAGAGGTGAGTAGTTCGACATCCATCCACTTACCATCATCGGAAATAGAAGATATTTTTCCAATGGCGATTGTGTGACCATTAGTGGTTACTAGCCCGAAAAACCACTGGTCTTGCATCATTCGGCTTGTATACCAAGCTGGAAGTATTTCAGCCACTTTGCTGACGTTACTTAGCATGCCAATTTTGGTTTTTACTTTTTTCCATTGCTCATTTGAAAGCCAGAGGCTGGCTAAACCTGTTCCAGCTCCAATAATTGAAATGAAAATTTCTAGCATAAGTATCCTCACGGCTATAAGTTATAATGTGAAGTTAAAGGCTGGAGTGTCAGGAAACTCCAGCCACCAAAGGCGATGAGCTTTATAGATTTCATTTCAATAGCGAATAGATACTTGCTATCGATCCGACCGCCCCAAGAAACACCCATGACCAATGAGAAAACACCAGTTTCACAAAACTACCACCATTATATTTCATACTTCTAAGCTCTAGATATCTGATGCGAAGGCGGTCTAGTAAATTGTCTGATAACACGGAGCTAGATACTCTCATATAGCAAAAGAAATCACGGGTCGCTGATTTAAGTACAGAGTCTGTGATTTGTGTTGGATCAGATAGTATTGACCAAGTTATATGTGGTTGGATACGGGATAGCCTCTCTGACGAGTAGGGATAGAGAGTTACCGCGACACACCCAAGAATAGATTGTGATAACACTAATGCTGCACCTTGTTCGCTGAGTATTCTATGACCAATTACTCGTCCGAATGCATCGATGGTTTCATCAGTTTCTCCTATCGGATGGGAACCTGCAAAAAGCTGAATTTGCCGATTCTCATCATTGCGTGAGACATACAAGTCTTCGAAGAAGGAATCTTTCTCTGCTTGTGTGCAAACCGCTTTAAAGTGACTTTCAATTTTTTCGATATGTACTTGCCAGTTGAGCATTCGGTACCATCGTTTATGTGCTGCGGCGTCGTTTTTTTCGATTTCTGTCTGCATATTTATCTTTTTGTTGAATGATTTACTAGACGAGTGGAGAGCGTCTGGGATAAAGAGTGTGGCCAAATAACAATCAGTGACGGATGTTTTTCCGGACATATCACAGTAATTCTCCATAAACCCTCTTATTCTGCCATTTCTTCACAATAGGGCATATCTGAATCTGATCGGAATGCCCCATGTCCACCTCTTCCACCCTCAAACTTGCCCTGGAGTTGGCGGCCAAGGTCACCGGCCGGGAAGACCTGGCCGCCTTGGCGGGTGAGGTGCAGGAGCTGGGCCCGATCTCGGATGAGACGGCCGCCGAAACGGTGCAGTTGGCCGAAAGCCTCGAATCGTTAAGCCGCCAGCAGGTGCTGATCCAGCAGTTCAATGACTCAAAGGCCGCCCTGACCCAGCTCGAACTGGCGACAGTGCTCAGCCGTGACAAGCTGGAGCAGTGGCGCCGCTCCAGCCAAGCAGGCGCCGGTGACGCCAAGGTGCTGGCCGAACAAGAGCGATTGCTGGCTTCCGAGGTCAAGCAGCTGGAGCGACAGCTGGTCGCCCAGTCCGCCAGTCATACCCGCCTGCACGCAGGGCTCAAGCAGTCCGGGCTCGATACCAAGAACCTTGCCCAGGAACAACAGCGCCTGCAGCGTGAGCTGACCAAGAGTGTCGCCCAGACCGAACGGCTGGGACGCGGATTAGGTCAGGGCAGTCAGCATGCTGGTGGCTTGCAAGGGGCCATTGGCAGTCTGACCGGCCGCCTGGTGGCGCTGGCGGGTACCTGGTTTGGTATCCAGACCCTGACGACTCAACTGCTCGCCATGTTCCAGACTGGCGATCAGGCCGAGCGCCTCGATGTGCAGCTCAAGGCCGTGATGGGGTCGATTGCCGGTGGCAAAGAGGCGTCAGCCTGGATCCAGGACTTTGCCAAGAACACCCCCCTGCAGCTCAGTGAAGTCACCCAGGTATTCGTACGCCTCAAGGCGTTCGGCATCGACCCTATGGCGGGGGCCATGCAGGGGATTGTCGATCAGGCGTTCAAGTTGGGGGGCGGTTTTGAAGAGGTGCAGGGCATCTCTCTGGCCCTTGGCCAAGCCTGGGCCAAGCAGAAGCTGCAGGGTGAGGAGATCCTGCAGCTGATTGAGCGGGGCGTACCGGTCTGGCAGATGCTGGAGCAGGTGACCGGCAAGAATACCGCCGAGCTGCAGAAGCTCTCTGAGGCGGGCAAGCTGGGCCGCGAGACCATCTCAGCCCTGATGAACGAGATTGCCACCCAATCGCGCGGTGCGGCTGCCGACAACATGAGCCTGCTCTCCGGGCTTGTCTCCAATGCCCAGGACAACCTCGCCAAGTTTTACCGGATGGTGGCCGAGAACGGGGCGCTGGCCTGGCTCAAAAACCAGCTGGCCAACCTTAATGCCGAATTTGAGGCGATGGCCAGGGATGGCCGCCTGCAGGAGTGGGCCAAGCGCCTCTCCGATGGCTTTATCACCATGGGGGAAACCCTCAAGTCACTGATCCAAACCCTCTATGAGTGGCGCACCGCGCTGACCGTGTTGGCTCAGGCGTGGGTCGGCATGAAAATCGCGGGTTGGATTGGTGAGCTGCGCAGCCTCTACGCCCAGTTTATTGCCATGCCTGTGGCGAGCGCGACAGCAGCAGGGGGTATGACGACAGCGGGCACGGCAGCAGCCGGAGCTGCCATTGGGGTCAGGGCACTGGGCGTTGCCGTCAAGGGGCTACTGGCCGCCGTGGCGGTCGAGTCCATCATCCAGATCACCCAGTTCGCCTCTGCCCTGCGCCAGCTGGTGCAGGCTGAGCTGGCGCTCCGGGAGGCGCAAGGGCTGCGCTCCGAGACTCAGGCCCGCCTCAATGGTCAGTTTGCCGCCCTGTCAGCCGAGCTGGGTTTCGCCATCACCAGCATGGCGGATCTCGATCGCCTGGTGGCAGAGGGCAAGGTGCATTACGACGAGGCCACTGGAAGCTGGCGACAAGGCGCCGCAGCCATTAAAGCGCTGGGGGCGGAGGCCAAGAGCACCCGTGACTATCTGGCCGAGATCAATGCGGTGGCCAAGCAAACCGCCGCCGATGGCCCGGCCAAACTGGCTGAGGCGTTTAAGGTGCTCGGCCTCGATTTTGAGCAGGCCAATGGCCGTATCGGTGAGGGTTTTCAGAAGACCATCGGCGCCCTGGATGTATTGGTGGCGCACACGGGGGCCAGTAGTGCCGCCATCGAGGAGGCGCTGGCCGCCGCCTACAACAGCGCCAAGACCACCGCCGAGATCGATGCGGTGATCGCGCGGCAAAAGCAACTGGCCGACCAGGGCAAGCTCACCGGGGATGCACTGGCGCGGTCGATGGCCATCGCCGCCGATGCCATGGCCAAGGTGAAAGGGGGGAGTGGCGATACCAAGCAGGCAGTCGCGGCCATTGGTGATGGCTTTGACGAGGCCGCCGCACGGGCCAAAGGTGCTACTGATGCGATGCGTGCGGGGCTTAAAGGGGTTCAGGATGAAGCCAAACAGACGAATGCCAGCCTCACCAGTAGCGGCGGGGGCGGTGGTCGAGGCGATATCACCCGCACCGTGAACGCCGGTTCCTTCTACTACAAGAGCGTGGATATCAACAGCCTGCGGGGCAATGCCGAGGGGCTGGCCAATACCCTGGCCGGGGTGGAGGAGGAGCTGGCCCGCTACAGCCAGAAGGTTAAGGACATTCCGGCCTACAGCGAGTGGAGCAAGTATTACGGCGAGAAGTTCCAAAAGGAGATGGAGGTCATGCGGGCTCGCCTCAAGGAGGAGCTCGGCAAGGCTCTTGCCAAGGAGAGTGCCAAAACCAACCAGGCCGCCGCCCAGCCACCAGTTCCAATTGCAGAGCCATCTCCCCCCAGCACCAACACCCCAGGGACACGCAGACCCTTGTCCGAGCGGATCACCATCGAGCTCAAAGGGGCAGGGAGCTCGGCTGAACTGCAGGCCGATGAGGCCAATGTGAATGCCCTGATTTCCCTTCTTAAACAGCAAGGACTTCGCCAATGAACGTGACCTTAAACAGCGTGCTGCTACCAGATGATCTGGTCTGGCGCGACGAGTTCGAGTGGGCGCCGGTCGAACAGGTGGTGACCCCGACCCTGAGCGGCGCCCTGTTGGTGGAGGAGACCGCCAAGCCCGAGGGACGGCCGCTGACCCTGAGCGGGCATTGCTCCCGCGCCAAGGTGCAGGAGCTCAAGGTGCTGGAGGCACAGGTGGCCCGGCTGATGACGTTAACCCTGCTCGATGGCGTGGCCCGCACCGTGGTGTGGCGCCGCCCTGGTGTGGTGGCCACGCCCTTGTACGAGTTGGCTGACCCGGACGGTGATCACCCCTACACCCTGACCCTGAATCTGACCGAAATTGAGCGCGGAGAGTAACCCCATGAGCATTCTATCTGGCGATATCAAACTGATGGCCAGCCAGCGGATGACTGACACCGAGGACGGTGGCGGGCGCATCACCGGCAAGGAGATCGTCAGCGGCGAACATAACAGCATGTTTCCCGATATCAGCGATCTGGATCGGGCCTATGGGGTGGTGAACCTGCGCAAGGTATTCCTGGCCGTGCAGACTGACGACACCGACACCTACTATGGTGCGAATGCCGCCGTGCTGCTGCCGCCCTACGATCCGAACGTGGGCTTGGCCCTGATGACCACCAAAGACCACCACGACACCCGCAACAACGCCCGCGATGTGGTGGAGCGTTATCTGGCGCGGGGCCCGAAGTGGCAAGGCTTTCTCTACGATACCCAGCTGGAAGGGCAGCGGGCGATCCGCTTCTTTCAGCGGGTCGAGGCGCGGTTGCCGGAGGTGGGCGAAACCCTGGTGCTGGTCGGCAACGAGAACAAGGCGGGGGAGTTCGAGCAGTATGTGCGGGTGCTGGATGTAACCCAGAAGCTGACCAAGTTCCAGATCCCTGGTGTACCCGAGTTCACCCGCAACGTGGTCACCTGCACCCTGGCGGATCCGCTGCGCTTCACCTTCGAGGGGGAGCAGCCGACCCCCTATGATGTGGTGACCAACCCCAAGACAGCCCTGCGGGAAACCGTGGTGGCGGATGCGGCCAACTACTTTGCCAGTACCAAAATGGTGGATGATGCCGCCTTTGGCTCGATGCAGGTACGGGCCAAGACCATCTTTACCCAGCTGGTGCCAGCGGCCCGCAGTGAAACCCCAGCGGTGGATCTGACCGCTGCCGGTGAGCTGGCCAGCCTGGTCGATTCTGGCCGGGGGCTGGTGAGCATCAACACCGCCGCCGTGATCGCCCCGAGCCGTGGCCTGTTTCTTGGCAGCGGGGCCAAGCCTGGCACCGTGACCATCACCATCGGCGCGGCCACCATCACCGACAAGGGGGGTGAGCTGGTTGTTGCCGGGTCGGTGATCGGCTCCATCGACTATGGCCGTGGCCAGCTGGAGTTCAATGCCCAGTGCCCGAACTACGGCACCCAAAGCAAAACAGTCTCTTTCTGGCCAGCGGCCCGCCCTGCCCGCATCGCTGACACGGCGAGGATCGAGGTCAAAGCCAACAACCGGGGCTATGCCTACACCATCACCCTGCATCCGACCCCGGCGCCTGGCACCACCACCATCAGCTTTATGGCGCAAGGCAAATGGTATGACCTGAAAGACAACGGGCGCGGGGAGCTGCTGGGCATCGACCGCTCTTATGGCTCTGGCACCATCAACCTGGCCACCGGGTCGGTCATGCTGACCCTGGGCGCCCTGCCGGATGTGGATACCTCCATCATGTTCAGCTGGGCCACCCCGGTTAACTACACCAACCGCAGCGGGCAGGCCATCAGCATCGGCAAAAGCGCCTGGCAGCTCCCCCACAAAGGGATCACCCCCAAGAGCGTGATCCTGACATGGGGCGATGGCAAGCGGGCCACAGATGCGGCGGGGGATGGCAAGATAACCGGCGATATCACCGGCATCATCAACTATGCCGAGGGGATCATCGACCTGGAGCACGTTACCCTGCCCGCTTTGGGGCAGGAGTACGCCGCCCAGTACCAGTACGGCGAACCGGTGACCGAGCGCCATATCGAACCTGGGCGCCTGAACACCCCAGGCCAGGTGGGGCACCTCTCCATCACCCTGGACGGCAAGGACGGCGGCGGCGCACACAACCTCACTCCGGGATCGGTGCGGGTCAAGTTCAACGCCCTCTATCACAAGTTTGATGTGGACGATCAGGAGCTGGTGATCCAGACCCGCGATCCCATCATCACCCTGCGCGATGACGGGCTGGGCAAGCTGATCGATGCCAGCGGTGTGGTGCTGGGTGCCATCGACTATGGCGCGGGCACCCTGCACTTTATGCCGGATGGCTCCAGCCCATTGCCCAAGCCGAAATACGCCTGGGTGACCGTAGGCACCCGCTGGGAAGGCAACAACCAGATCGCGGTGCAGCGCTGGACGATGACCGGTATCGAGTACCACAACACCGCTTACACCTTCCCTGACGGGGAACAGGGGTGGGTGGATGTGACCTACCGCAACAACAACAGTGCCGAGGCCCAGAATGCCACCCTGACCGCCCAGGCGCTGCGCATAGACGTTACCCCAGGCTTTGCCGAGGCGATCCTGGAGGGGTCGATGCGCTTCACCCTGGGGGGCTCTACCTACGTTGACCGGCAAGGGTTGCTCTACCGTGACCCGGATCCCTCAACCGGGGCAGGCATCCAGGCGGGCACCATCGACTACTCCAACGGGTTGGCGGTGCTGGCCGACTGGGCAGCCGGGCAACCGGCCCAGCCATCGCTCCAGAGCCTGGCCACCTCGTTCAGCGCCCAGTCGGTGGATGCGGTGACGTTCCGCACCCCCGGCGCCCCGCTGGCACCGGGCAGCCTCTATATCAGCGCCAACACCGCGAGCGGGCGCCGGATCGAGGCCACGGCAGACGGGGACGGTTTTTTCACCACCACCGACATGGATGGCAAGGTGAACTACCAGACCGGCATCGTTACCGTGCGCTTTGGCCGCAAGGTCACGGCGGCGGGCAACGAGACCCAGCCATGGTATGACGCCGAACAGGTGGGGGAGGATGGCAAGATCTGGAAGCCGACCAGCGTGGTGGCGGACTCCATCCGCTTCAACTGCGTGGTGTTCAGCTATCTGCCGCTCGATGCCGACATTATCGGGCTGGATCCGGTGCGTCTGCCGTCTGATGGCCGGGTGCCCTTCATCCGCAAGGGGCAGATCGTGGTGGTGCATAGCACCAAGCGCGGAGCCTACCCGATGGGGGTGACAGCTGGCCAGCAGTTCAACACCGGGCGCCAGCGGTTGGCCTACTGCCATCTGGAGGATAAGAACGGCAAGCGGCTCGATCCTGCGCTCTACAGCGTCAATCTGGATAGCGGCGTGGTCACCCTGGCTACCCCGCTGAACCTGACCGGCTATGTGGAGCCGCTGGCGGTGGTTCACCGGATCGAGGATATGAGCCTGGTCACCGATGTGGAGATCTCTGGCCGCCTGGTGCTGGCCCGCCCCCTGTCTCACGCCTATGACGCTGCTGACACCCTGGTGTCGTCAGCGCTGATCATGGGCGACTTGTGGGCGCGTTACACCAACCTGTTTGACCAGCGCACCTGGACGAACAAATGGCAGGACTTTGTAGACGGCGACCAGAGCACGGCGCAGTACAACGACACCGACTTTCCCATCGTGGTCACCAACCGCGCCACCCTGGAGGAGCGCTGGGCCATCATCTTCCAGACCAGTACCAGTTTTGTGCTGGTAGGGGAGCATGTGGGCCAGATTGCGCTGGGGGATGTGAATACCGACTTTGCCCCCATCAACCCCAACAACGGCCAGCCCTATTTTCGGCTGGACAAGCGTGGTTGGGGGGCTGGGTGGGCGAGCGGCAACGTGCTGCGGTTCAACACCAAGGCGGCCAACTTCCCGATCTGGGCCATCCGTACCGTGCTGCAATCGGTAGCGGCCAGCGAGAGCGATCGTTTTGAGCTGCAACTGCGTGGCAACGTTAACCGCTAACCGGGTGGGGCACCGTGCCCCGCCCTTTATTTTTCTGTGGGGCACTCTTTTGTAGAGCAGCGCCCCACCATGGAGAACGGCAACATGGCTGAATACAAGGTCAAATGGTTTGCAAGCGAAATGCAAGGCGCCCCAAGTCTGGGCGATACCGCAGATGGCGCCCTGGCTGCGCTGATCAAGGCGGTACTGGTTACCGGCTTTGGCACCCTGACGATTAACGCCCTATCGTTTGATGCTGACAAAGGGTGGGCGGTGGCCACCTTTAGCGGCGGCCATGCCTATCTGCAAGACTCAGTGATTCAGGTCGATGGGGTATCGCCAGCCGCCTACAATGGCGAGCATCGGGTGATGCAGGTCAGTACCACTCAAGTGTGGTTTGAGATTGACGGCGGTGACCCAGCCGCGGCGGGTTCCGGTGCGGCCATGACCATGAAGGTGGCGCCGCTGGGATGGACGATCACCCATGAAAGTGGGGACGGAAAGATCTTTATCGTGCGCCCCACCAACGTCAGCGAGTCTGGCAATGTCAGCCTGCGCATCGACAACACCGCATTCAGCGGCTGGTCTAGCAGCACATCCCCTGTGGGGTATCTGGCCAAGGTGGCAATGGTGGAGGATGTGGTGGATATCAACACCTACACCACCATTTACGAACACCGCTGGCCAGCCACCAAGCGCTACTCATCGGGTCGCTGGGATCTGATAGGGGATCCACAACTGTTCTATTTCCTGCCCTACTACGGTGCATATAGTCGCCCTGCGCTCTATCTGTTCGGCTATATGCGCAGTCTTAGGCCAGGTGATCGCTACCATGCCTTGCTGGTTCACTATCCTGTTACCGCCGCCAACGATACGGGCAGACGGTGGGATTATGGTGTGGGCAATTCCACCGCAAACTACTACAACAACGGTGGGCTGTTTGACTCATCCTCTCATCGGGCTATTGCTCGCCCATACCATCAGTTGTTTGGCTCAACCACCTGGTGGCTAAAAGGGCTGTTTGGCCGATTTGGCACCGGCTTGAACGTCCCGAATGGCCCTGATAACGGCTTTTATATCAGCACAGACCCGGTAATGGTGGTGGAGAACGGCAACCATTTGCGCGGCTATCTGCCAGGTATTATTTGCCCGTATGGCACCATCATCGGTTGGGATCGCAAAAACTTCGGTAACTTGCCAGCCATGCCAGACAAGATATGCCGGTTCATCAATGTTCAGCCAAGTGAAGATCCATCGTCAGTAACCCAGGTATTGATTGGTTTTGATCTGACCGGGCCATGGAGGTAGGTCATGGCGACTTATGATGAAAGAGTGGTCTATGACTGGTCATCACCGACCCAGCTTAATGATTGGGATATCCAGTATTCAGGCCCAGCCGGTTCAGTTGCCATCACCGATGGCAAACTGGTACTGGCACCCAATCGCAGCGCGGTATCTGGCGTTAACCTGATTAGCAAGGCGATTGGGTTTGATGCGCTGGAGATGGATTTCAACACCGGCAGACTTGGCAGTGGGCTTACTCGTTATCTCACTTTGAGCTTTGGAACCGGTGGCGTATGTGACGATGCAGGTAAAGTGCCTGGCACCGATTTTTGGCACCAGGGGATGGCCAATAGCGTCACCTTGCACTTGCAAGATCCCGGTGCCAATGCGAATGGCTCATTTGTCCGGGATTACGCCAATGGCGGTCGGATTGAGCGCGGGTATTATCCATTGCCCCAAGGTACTGATCTCACCAAACAGAATCGGGTGCTGATAGTTTTCAAACCGGGTGAATATCAGGTCTGGCTAAATAGTACTCAAATACTCAGCATTCCAACTGTAACAACCAAATCGCCGACCAAGGTGATGATCCACCAGGGTTGGTATGCCCCAGGGGTATGGGGCGCCGATACCACCATCAGCCAGGTCACGCTATATCGAGGCTACGACCATTTTGGTGAATTGACCATTATGGGTCATCCGATGAAGTGCGTACCCGCTAACCAGGAGCCTAGATCTGTTTTTCAGCCGCAAGATGTGGCCTGGCGCGGAACCCCGCCGCTCTACCCTGGGCCGGTCAAGCTCCAGCAACAGACCCAGTACCCCCTCTGCAAGGGGAGGGATTACTTCTGGATACGCGATGGGGTGCAGAACTTTTTGCAGGGTTATATCGAGAGCACGGTGACCATCAGCGGGGTGGGGGTGCGGCGGCGGGTGCTCTGCTTTACCCAGGATGGCGAGCTGGTTGGCGAGACCTACAGCCGCGCATCGGATGGGGTCTATCGGTTCGATCTGCTGTGGCTGAACAAGCGTTATATGCTGGTCGCCCAGGACGATCCCGCCTTTGGCTACGCCGACTACAACGCTGTGGCCGCCGACTACCAGGCACCGAAACCTTACCCGCCTGGCGGGGGTGTGGCCGCTGCGCCGTTCCCCATGCTGGCCCCGCTCAAGAGGAACTAGCCATGCTCACCTATGTTGACACGCTGCGCACCAGCCGCGCCCAGCTGCTGGCAACGGCCATCGACACCGGCAGCGGCCCCAGCGCTACCCTGACCGTTTACACCGGCCCCAGACCGGCGCCTGGGGAGGCTATCACCGACCAGCTGGCTCTGGTGGTGCTCACGTTCACCCACCCCTGCGCCAAGACGGTCAGCGGTGGGGTGCTGACTCTGAACCCCCTGGTCGAGCAGATGGCTACCGCCACCGGCTTCCCCAGATGGGCCCGCATCGCGGATCGGGATGGCACCTTTGTGGCAGATCTCGATGTAGGGGTTCCGCTCAGTGGTGCAGATTTGGAGATCCCAACCAGTGAGATATTTGCCGGTGCGCTGATCCGCATCAATAACGCCACCATCACCGAACCGTAACCGGGGGCTCTATGGCCAGAAAGGATGCGAGCTTAGAACTACGCAAGGCCCGCAGTACCACCGGGCAGCTGGAGCTGAACCAGGCCGAGGTGGTGCGCTATGAGGCGATCTTGGTTGGCGCCTCCATGCCACCGCGCCTGGCCGTCTCCCCCGACCTGCTGACCCTGCCAGCCAGCTGGGCCAGCCAGCCAAACCGCCCCATAGCCGCGCTGGGTGGCGCCGTGGTACTGGAGGGGAGTCTCGCCAGTACCACCGCACCAGATTGCGCCATGGTGGGCGCATTCGTCATTGAGTGCGGGATTGCGGCCAGCAATCAGCAGCCGGTGCCGGTGATCGCCGGGGAGTACGATATCAACGTATTCCGTGGCCCGAGCGCCACCGAGGAAAGCCGGTGGGAGCGGGCGGGGCTGGTCAGCAGCCGGGTAGATAGCACCTGGGAGCGGCCAGAACTGGCCCGCACCGTGGGCGCCGTCAGCTGGCAGGAGGCCGAACCCGCCAACAGTGATCAGGTGGAGCAGAGCGCCATCATGCCCCAGCGCTATGAGCTGGCCCGCAGCCAGTACCAGGAGGGGCTGGCTACCGGTCACGACCATGGCCAGCAGGTGGAGCATCTGGCCCCCGGCCACGCCGTCAATCGCGCCCTCTGGGTCGAGGGGGACAAGGCCGGAATGTGGCAGGTCGGCGGTTATCGCAACCCGCCGCGCTTTGACAAGGTATGGCAGGCCGACCAGTGGAGCCAGGGCGATGCCGTTGGCCTGCTGCTCTATGGCCGCCGCTTGCGCCTTGGCCTGCCGCTCTGGAAGGGGTGGCGCGATGGCTGGGAGGAGGCGATGCAGCCGGGGCCAGGCACCAGCCCGCCGCCCAAGCCGCCGATCCCCCCTGAGCGCCCCGACAAGCGCACCCTGCGCCTTGAGTTCGGGCGCAAGCGGGGCGAGGCCGAGCTGGAGTTTGTCTGGCACGGCAGTGATGCAGCAATCGTTATTCCAACCAGGAGGGTCTATCTGGTGAGCAATACAGCGAAGATCGTACGGGTACGCGATGGGCTCGATATCCCTGCCACGGCGGTAAGTATCGAGCTCGATACCGACTCCTGGGCGTGGCAGTTCAGCGCCCAGATCCCCCGTATCGCGGCGGCTGCACTGACCGATGAGGAAGAGGTCAGCATTCATATCAACGGTCAGCAATGGGACTGTGTGTGCGATGGCTGGCAATCGAGCCAGAGCTTTGGCCGCGAGTCGGCAACGCTGACGGGACGCTCTCGCACCGCTTACTTGTCACCGACCCATGTATTGGCGCAGGCGGTAAGCGAGCCTGCTGCCGCGACCATGGCCCAGCTGGCTGCTGCCGTATTGCCGGTGGGTTGGACGCTGGATTGGCAAGCGGCTGACTGGTTGGTGCCTGCCGGGTTCTTTAGCCTGGATAACCAGACTCCGATCGAGGTGGTCAGGTACCTGGCCGAGGCGGCCGGTGGCTTTGTGCTGCCACACCAGCGCAACCGCCATCTGGTCATCAAACTGCGTTACCCCACAGTGCCATGGCAGCTTGATACAGCTCAGGCCGATGTGGCGATCCCCCGTGCCATCATTACTACCCTGGGCAGTGACTTCCAGCCGGGTCATGCCGCCAACGGGATCTGGGTGAGTGGTGGCCATCAGGGCATCAGTGCGCGGGTGGTGCGCCAGGGGACGGCTGGCGAACAGCAAGCGCCGACCATCACCCACCCGTTGGTGTGTGATGTGACGGCGGCCCGTGCCCAGGGTGTGGTGGGGCTGACCAAGACCATGCCCAAGCGTACCCAGACCATTGAACTGCCGTTGTCAGCTGATACCGGCTTGATCCTGCCAGGTGCGCTGCTCGCCGTGGACGGTTGGAAGGGTTACAACCGGGGCGTCAGGGTCTCTGCTGCGTTGCAGAACAGGGCCATGACGGTACGCCAGCAGCTGAGTGTGGAGCGATTTGTATGAACCTGTTTAAGCGATTCCTTGAGCTGGTACCAGGTGCAGATCCCTTGTTGGTTGGTACCGTGACCGCAGTAGGTACAACGACCACCACTCTTACCGCGTTGGCGGGTGGAACGGTCACAGTAAGGGGCACTGGGGTAGCCATCGGCAAGAAGGCGTTTTACAGGGGAGGGGAGCTGGCAGGAGAGGCACCGGATTTACCGACCTATGAAATAGAGGTTTAA